GATAATAATATTTACAAACAACTTAAAGAATGGGGATTTGACACCTTTGATGATTTATTTGGTACAGGATACGAAGATCCTAATTATCAAAATCGTATCAGTTGGATATCTGAGATTATTGCACTTTATAAGGGAGATAAGCATTTACACTTGCTATTAGAAGATATAAAACCAAGATTACAATATAATAGTAATCAACTGCATACAGCCATAGAAATCAACCGAAAAGCATTAAAAAGTTTAGGAATCTGATAAATAGTACTATGCCAGTAGATCAAATAGGATATAATAACAGAGAAGAACTTATAAGTGAGTTGCAATTACGTCTGGCAGATGGTATCGTAGACGTAGAATTAGATAGAGCACATTATGATGTTGCTATAGACAAATCCCTTGCTCTGTATAGACAACTTAGTGCAGGTGCTGTAGAAGAAAGTGCCCTGTTTTTAACAACATTAGAAGGTGTAACGGAGTACACATTACCAGATGAGGTAATGGAAGTGCGAAGATTATATAGAAAAGGTGTTGGTACTAACAGCGGTGGCGGTACAAACTTTGATCCTTTTGATGTTGCATTTAATAACATGTACTTATTACAAGCAGGCCAAATGGGCGGACTAGCAGTCTTTGATGCATTTAGTCAATATAAAGAAGTTTTAGGTAGAGTATTTGGTAGTGAATACAATTTCTTATGGAATAGAAATACTAAGCAACTTAAAATTTTAAGAAACGTAAGACATGAAGAAGAAATTGCTGTAGGCATTTATAATTTTATACCAGAAAGTATCTTATTAAAAGATATATATGCCGCAAATTGGTTGGCCTCTTATGCTCTTGCTCAGTCTAAAATGATGTTAGGTGAAGCAAGAAGTAAATATGCTAGTGGACTTCCTGGAGCAGGAGGAGCCATACAGTTAAATGGTGATGCATTGAAACAAGAAGCAATGGCAGAAATGGATAAAGGGCGAGAATCATTATTCCAGAAGGAAGAAGGTAATGCCCCACTAGGATTTGTAATAGGATAATGTTAATAGGAATAACCGGTTTTATAGGCAGTGGCAAAGATACAGTAGCCAATATGTTTGTAGAAAAAGGTTGTCAACATGACAGTTTCGCTTCTCCCCTTAAAGATGTATGTTCCAGTATTTTTGGCTGGGAAAGATCTATGTTGGAGGGAGATACAACTGAAAGCAGAGACTTCAGAGAAACACCAGATATGTTTTGGACTAAAAAACTTGGTGTACCTAATTTTACGCCACGTTTAGCACTACAATTATTGGGAACAGAAGTACTTAGAAATCATTTTGATCAGGATATTTGGTTAAACAGTTTAGAATATCGCATTAGAAAACAAACAGAAAATTCACCATGTACAGTTATTAGTGATGCTCGTTTTAGAAATGAGTTAGATCTTATAAAAAATATGGGCGGAAAAGTCATTTGGGTACAACGTGGAGAATTACCTGAATGGTTTGATACAGCAAAAACGGCACACGAAAACGTTGTAAGCAGAAAGATAATGCAAACAAAATACAGAGACGTTCATGAAAGTGAATGGAACTGGGCAGGCTACCCAGTTGATTATATTATAGACAATAATGGAACACTCGAAGATCTAGCCAAGCAAGTTGAAGACATCAGAGATTGGAAGACTGGTGAATTTAAAAAATCTCTTAAATTAATATAATACCACATAATACCATGTAAATTCCGTAAATACGGTAAAATCCAGTATTTTGATAAATACATGTAAGATAAGATCTTAATATTAGGAGAATAATATGGCAACTTTAGTAAGTCCTGGTGTAAGTGTAACGACTACAGACGAAAGTTTTTACGCCCCCGCCGGTGCTGGTTCAGTTCCTTTGATTGTTATTGCAACAGCACAGGATAAAACAGCACCTGACGGTAGTGGTACAGCCGCTTTCACAACATCAGCAAACGCAAATAAACTTAAATTGATCACAAGTCAACGAGAGTTATTACAAAACTATGGTAATCCAACATTCAAAACAAGTGGTTCTACACCTTTACATGGTGATGAACAAAATGAATATGGTTTACTATCAGCCTATAGTTTCTTGGGAATAGCCAATAGAGCATACGTTTTAAGAGCAGATGTAGATTTAGGTGACTTGGCATCAAGTGCCACAGCACCTACAAACAACCCTGCAAACGGTTCATATTGGTTAGATACAGCCGCAACCAGTTGGGGATTGTATCAACGTGTTTCAGGAGCATGGGTAAAACAAACAGTAAAACAAACAACAGCATCTGATATAGATTCAGACGGTGTAACACCAAAAGCAAGTTTTGGACAAAACGGCGAATATGCTGTAGTCTATCTAACAAGTGCAGGTGGTACACAACCTAAAATTAGTTTCTTCCAGAAACTAAGTGGTACATGGAGAAACATTGGTTCCTCAGGATGGTCAAGTGCAGTAAGTGGATCAGCAGGTGACTTCCAATTCGCAAGTCATTTAGGAATACCTACACAAAAATCAGGTGGTGGTTCATTAACAGATGGTGACGTTCATATAAGAACAACATCAGCAAACAATGGCTCAAATGTTGTAGTAAAATTATATAGTTCAACAACAAATCAGTTTACAACTGAGTCTATAGTAGTAGATGCAAAGTCTGACTCTGTATATACAAATACATATAGTAATCCAGTAGTTGGTGATTTATGGGCTAATACCGAAGGCGAAGATGGTATTGCAAATATTACTTTGCAAAGACATAATGGTGCATCTACTTTATCAGTAGCAAGTTCATCAGCTCTTACAGGTACGCAAAGTGTTTCAGCACACTCTGGCAAAGTTAGTTTCAACATTACAATTAATGAAGGAACAACAATTCCAGTTACTTTCGCAACAGGTGGTGGAACTGCAACAGTGGATAATTTAGTAACTGACATTCAATCAGCATTATCTAGTGCAAACGATGTTACAACTTTTGCAAATACTCTTACAGCATCTAATGATGGTGGTAAAATTACATTTGTAACAAGTACAGGTAAAGATATCAAAATAGCAGATGGTAACGTTGCAGGATATGGTTCAGCAAATATTAATATTGCCGCTGGAACATACAGTAACTTTAAAGACCTTAGTTTTACAGCAAGTGGAACAACACTAACAGGTGCGGCTACAGAGGGTGATCTTTGGTATGACAATAATGTTTCTAATACAAACATTGACATTTTATATCAAAATTCAGGCTCATGGGCAACATACACTGGTGATGTACAATTTGCGGCTTCAGAGCCAACTAAGCAATCAGATGGTTCAAGTTCTTTATCAACTGGAGATTTATGGATTGACAGTAGTGATTTAGAAAACTTCCCTAAAGTTTACAAATATAGTGCCGCGGCTAAATGGGTATTAGTAGATAATACAGACCAAGTTAGTTCAGACGGTATTTTATTTGCTGATTTTAGAGCAAGTAGTGCCAGTGGTTTAATATCATCAGCAAACGGATTACCAAATCCAGCATTATACCCAAGTGGTATGTTAGGATGGAACAAAATGGCTTCCGTAGGTAATGTTAAAAAGTATGACGCAACAAACAATTTATGGAAAGACCATTCTGGTAATAAATCAGATGGTTCACCTTACATGATGCGTAAAGCTCAAAGACAAGTTATTGTTACAGCATTACAAAGTTCAATCACAGCAAGTTCAGAAATCAGAAACGAAACAAATAGATTTAATCTAATTGCATGTCCTGGTTATGCAGAACTTATGGATGAGATGATTACTTTAAGTACAGATAGAAAAAATACTGCATTCGTAGTTGGTGATGCACCACTAAGATTAGCGGCAGATTCTACAAGTACGGCGGCTTGGGCAAATAATACAGCAGTTGCAGATGTAAATGGAGAAGACGGACTAGTAAGTTCATCACCATATGCGGCTGTATATTATCCACACGGTTTAGCAACAAACTTAGACGGTACAAACGTTATGGTTCCAGCAAGTTATATGGCTTTAAGAACTATTGCATTTAACGATCAGGTTGCTTTCCCATGGTTTGCACCAGCAGGATTCCAAAGAGGATTAGTAAACAACGTTTCAAGTGTTGGATATTTAGATTCAGCAACAAGTGAATTTGAATCAGTTGCTTTAAGTGAAGGTCAAAGAGATAGCCTTTACAGTAATAAAGTTAATCCAATTGGTAACTTCCCAGGAAGAGGTATTGCTATATTTGGTCAGAAGACTCTAAATCCAGTTGCAAGTGCATTGGATAGAGTTAATGTTGCACGTTTAGTTGTATTCATAAGAGAAAGACTTGATGATATAGTTAAGCCATTCTTGTTTGAACCAAATGACGAAGTAACAAGAGCAAATGCCAAAACAGTAGTAGATAGATTCCTTGGACAATTAGTTGCACAAAGAGGATTATTTGACTTTATCACAGTATGTGATAATACAAATAACACAGCGGCTAGAATAGATAATAATC